GTGATCCCGCACAGGAACGACGTGGCCAGCACGACCGCCACGTACCCGGCCGCATACCACCAGCGGCGCCCGTCCAGCAGCCAGCCAGGTTCCAAGCCGAACAGGTCCAGCGGTATCCACGCCGACAGCCCGGCCACCCACATGCTGACGCACCACGGGCAGCCGATGTAATACTCCACCGTCTCCCACCGCTCCAGGCGGCGCGCGTACTGGTCCTCGCCATCGGAGCCGTCCGGGGCGGCGGCCGCCAGGTTGCGCCACCTGCGCTGACGGCGCGCCACCACCACCCGCACCGGGTCAAACACCCGATCCGAATTGATCAGCCGCGTCACCCGCGCCACCGACAGAACAAACAGGGCAGCCGTCAGGGCCAAAGCGGGGGTGCTCACCGTGACACGAGCCAGTTGCGCAAGCGGACACGAAGAGACGTCTTCACCGGGACAAACCACTCGCCCTTGTAGCCGATCACGTACACCTCGCCGCGTTCATCGACCGCGCCGAAAGCCTCAGGGAGGTCGTCCAAGAAACCGTGGGGCGGATCCGGGGCGGGCTTGTAGAGAAGTTCCGCCAGCTGGTGAGCAACTTTCATGGTGCAGTTCCTTTCCGAGGGTTACGGGATCACCGTACCCGATATTGGTGGCGGGCGGAACTACACGCCAGCCTGCGCCGCCTGCTCCCGCAGAACACGCCGCCGGTTCGCCTGCCAATCCGCCCGGCACTGCCGGCAACGCTCATACCCGCCATGCCGGTACGTGTTGTACCGCACCCGCGGATGCCCGCACCGGACAAACACCGGCACCTGGCCGGCTTCGCGCCGCGCATCCAACAGCTGATCCACCTGCCCCCGCAGACGCGCCGACAGGCGGCGCTCCCGGCCAAGCTCGCCCCGCACAGACGCCAGCACCCGGTGCGCAGCCGCCAACTCGGCCGCATGCTCGGCCTGCCGTTCCAGCAGCAGCGACGCCACCACATACAGCGGATCGGCCCGCACCTGATTCACCAGGCGCCGCCCGCAGTTCAGGCGCTCCGCGATCTCCCTGGCGCCCAACCCGGCCCGGGTCAGCTCGGCAACAGTCCACGCCCGATCGGCCGGACATAAATCGACCAGCGACCACGACACCCGCGGCGCCGCCAACACAGACGCCGCCAGATGCGGGTCGGGCGCCCAACGCTCCACCACGGCTGTTGGCTGGTCACACCCCACAAGGCCCGAGGGTAACAGCAGGTGAAGGCCGCGTCAGGGAACCGGCGCGCTAGCTGATACGCCAGTCCCGCTCTGCAGCGGCGCGGCGGACCAGCACGGCCAGCCCGAACCCGACCGTCAACGGCCACAGCAGCGAACAGGCCTGCGACCACCAAAACCGGGCCGGGCCGGTTATGCCGCGCACCGAAAGCTGCCCACGCATCTCACGGTACGACGCCCCCACCATCCACATGTAAAACCCGAACAGAACCAGCAGCCACCACGTCACGACTGGTCGGCTTTCTCCGCGAAGAACGGCCCCCACCCGGACAGGTCTGTGACCGCCGTCGACAAGCGCTGCGAATACGCGGCGCTGGTGAACCAGTCATCGCCGTCGCGCTGCCACAGCCGGCCCATGCTGTCGTGCACAGCGGACACGTGGCCGGGAACGTCGGCCAGCCTGTCCCACCACTCGTTCCGCGGGGCCGACGGCTGTTGCCCTGCCGTCGCGGCCAGCAACGCATCCACGGCCTCACGCGCCGTAGCCTCCCCTGCCCGGAAATCGGCGAGAATGTTCGCCGCATGCCAAACCCGCTCCCGCTGGTCGTCGTCAGCGGCCTGCCCCGTGTATGCGGCCATGTCCCGCCGCATCGCCTCGTACTCCCGATCGAAAAAACCCTGCGGCACACCAGGGACGCCAGACTGCGCCTGACCGGCCACCACCCGGGCCGCGTCGAGCAGTTCGCCTATCAGACCCCACTTCGCAGCCACCCCGACAGCGTCGATGTCAGCCAGCACCTTCCGCAAGTTCGCCAGGGCCGCCGCATCGCCTGGGCGGGGCGGCTCAGGCTTCGGGAACGGATCACATGCGGCTTGCAGCCAGTCGATCAGCGCGGCCACGTTCTCGCTCGACAGCCAAACCTCCATCCGGCGGGTGTCGGGATGCTTCATCGCGAAAGTCAGCAACACGCCATCAGTCGGATTCGACAGGTGCTCCACTACCCGGATCACACAGCCGAACGGGGTTTCAATCTCCAAGGGGTGCATGCCGCCACCCTACCTTAGCGTGATCACCGTGGCAAGGGTTTGGTCATCCACCCCGGCAGCGACGAACCCCGCGACGCACCAAACGGGTCACCACGGCCCCGACCCCCCGTGAACATGCCGCGCTCAGAAACCTGGGCAGGCCCCGGCGGCGACCAATCCCACACCTGCCCAATCGAACTGACAAGCACATCGAACCCCACCACCGCAGCCGCCAGGCAGTCCGGCTGATGCTGCCCCGCCTGCCACGACAACGCCGCAGCCTCGAACCCCGGATGATGCCCCAACAACGCCATCCGGCCCGTCTCAAACCCCTGCAACAAAGCCGCCGAACGGGCCAGCGCATCACCCTTACCGCGGTCCGTGCCCTTCGGCGGCCACGCCGACACCCTCACCGAATCGACCCCGGCAGCGTCCAACGCCTCCTGCGCCACCCGCCGATACGTCTCCCGCGCCGCAAAAGACTCGATCGCGATCTCGCTCGCCCCCACCTCCCGCGCTAACGCCACCGCCGCCCGAGCCCACGCATCCGAGGTCATCGGCGCCGAACGATCCGCCACCAACACCACTTGCCGGCCAAACCGCGACATAGCCACCAGGCCGCACGCATCACCCTCACCCGAATCCGACGGGTCCACCGCCACCACAGTCACATCCGGGGCAGAAGGAGCCACCGTCAACCGGTGATCCTGCAACCACGACTTCTTGATCAGGGCGCCCTCCGGGTTGACGGGCACCCCCTGAAACATGGCGTACCAGGCCCGTTCGCCCACCTCGCGGCGCCGCTTCGCGAACTCGTCGGGAGTAAAACCGTTCGCCGACAACATCACCTGACCGAACGGGCGGCCCAACGCGTCCGGCACACCCGACTCCGCAACAGCAGGCACATTCGTGTGATTCCACATATCCGGCTCGGTGTCCAGCAGAATGCCCGCCAAATCCTGCTCGTGCCAACGCGTCATCACCAGAAACCGGGAACCGCCCGCGTGGACACGCGTCGACAACGACATGCGATACTCGTTCAAGATGCGTTTACGGTGCGCCGCCGAATCCGCCTGCTGCGCATCCTTAAACACGTCATCGATGATCAACAATTCTGCGCCGTGCCCGGTCGGCCCCGACATGATGCCCGCCGCCAACATGCCGCCGCGTTTACCGTCGACACGCCACCGGCCGGCCGCCGACTTGTCCTGCGACAGTTTGAACCCCAGATAGTCGCTGTGCCGGCGAATAATGTCCTGCACCTCCTCGGAGTGGCGTTTCGCTAGGTCGTCCGAGTGTGAAATCACCATGATCTGCATGTCAGGGTCGCGCATCAACGCCCACACCGGCAGCCACACCGACAGCAGCTTCGACTTTCCTGTCCGCGGGCTGCACGTCACAATGTCCCGCTGATTCGGCAGCAGCACCGACCGCACCGCGATATCCGACAGCATCCGGATCGTGGGCGTGATGTTGAACTCGGGGTCGAGCAGGTGGGCCAGCTCGGCCGGCGACTCGGGGCGGCGGGCGCGGCGCTGGTTCCACACGGTGCGCGCCGCCAACACCTGCAGCAGGCCCGCCCGGTCAATCGACGGCTGCGCGGCAGGGGCGGGGGTCACGCCCGGCCCCGCAACATCCGGTTACGTTCCCGCGGCGTCGACGCCCCCCACACCCCGTGAACCTCCCGATGCTCAATCGCATAGTCCAGGCATTCCTGCCGCACCTGGCACAGCCGGCACACCGCCTTGGCTTCCGCGGCGGTCTTCGAATCGCCGGGCAGCGGGTAGAAGCCGTCCGGGTCCGGTATTTCCCGGCACAGGCCGCGCTCCATCCACGGTTCGGGCCGGAACTGGCCGTGTACGAGCTGCGAGCCGGTCATCAGCGGTAGTTTTTCTTCACGCCTTTACGCTCCGGCAGGCGGCGGTACCGCACAACTTTGCCGCCTGGCGTTGCATGCGCCTTCTTACGTGCATATTTGCGTAATTTCTTGTTTGCCCAGAAG